TCGGTCATCGAGAGAAGAGCCTCCACCATTCCCTTGAATATACTCTTTGACTTCTCTAAAATAAGCCTGAATATTTCTAATATCGTGTGTGCGCTCTCCCTCAATGAATAAATGAAACCCTCTCCCTGAAAAGAATAATGTGTGCATCAAATCTTGTTCGTTGACCATTTGCATAACAATCTTCACATCATCGAATGCTTTATTCAAACGTTCTCCGTGTGCATCAAAGTCTAGAAAGATTCTGTCTAGAATTACTGACGATTCAACCTTCGCCTTTTCTGCAAATTGTTCAAAGTCATAAACCGTGGTATAGACATTAGTTCGATTATTCTGAGCCATTACGAACTCAGTATAATCATTCTTCGTCCTCACGATTTTCCTTCTCATCTGTGGTGCGTTCTTGATGTGACTTCCCGCCCACACTTCTCTCGGAAATTTCATGTGTTTGCCCCCTAAAATTTACTGTTGCTCCATTGAGCATTTCTCTGATAATTCCGGCTACCTCTCCTTGAAGAGAAGCCATAATTGCATCCCGCATAGCATCTTCAAACATGCTACCGACATAGCCATCGTTAATTCTAACTTCACGAATCAATTGGAACCTTTCACTAAGACTCATCTCTGAATATAGATTACTAGAAAGTTTTTCAATAGTTTCTTTCAGATTTGAAATTTCTGTGAATGTCCAATCCTTTGCTAGAACCTTTGCTTGTATTAAGTCTTTAATCATTATAACCACGAATCCGTTTGTGCTTCATCACAAATACCAAAGAATGAACAATGGCTACAGGTTTTATAATAAAACTTAGCAGGAAAGTTTTGTGTTTCATACGCATGGAGGAGTTTAGCAATACCGTCAACAACAGAAGTCATTGAACGTTTCTTTGCTTCTTCAACATACATGTAGTTTGAAACAGGGTAATACCAACCCCAATGAGTTACTCTCATATCTTTAGTTAGGCCATTTTTGATAAGAACTTCTTCAGGTGCAGATTCAATCATCAATTGATAGAAAGCCATTTCTTTTCTCATTGAGGTGGTCTTCCAATCTTTCCACGGTCCTGTCTTTAACTCCAAAGGAATTAGAGCATTACCTTCTCTAAATACTCGGTCAATGATTCCTTGAAGATGGAGTTTATAGTCACGCTGAAGAGGAAACTTCTTACTTTGATTTGCGCGGAAAGTAATTTCTGCATCAAATAGTCCTTCATTCACAATCGGAATAAACTCATCCACCTTTCCTTCGTCTTTTGCTTCTTGGAACCTTTGTGCTTCTGCTGCCGCCATAGTCAAGTAAATGTCCACATAATCATCAATAGGATGAAGACTTTCACAGTAAGATTGAAGTTCTTCACTAGTCATCCCTTCTGCTTTCTTAATATCAAAGTCCTTAAAGAAATCTTCACGCGCATTATGCACAACAGTTCCTTTACGCATGGCTTCGGTTTGGTCTTGAGGAAGTCTCTGAATATAACTAAAACCATACTTCTTGGGACACCAATCGTGTGAACCAAGAGATGATTTAGTAATCTTCAAGATTGGTTGTGATGGGTCTTCTGCCCAATCAGGGTTCCAATCATATGTGTATTCATCCATTGACTTGATTACAGTCTGATATTTAGTTTCGTTATCCATTTTACCACCATTCGTCTAGTGTTTTTAGTTCTCCAATCCTTATTTGGTTAGCATCCCAACCCATTGCTTTATAGACAGGTTCGGCTTTCTTAACTATCTGCTCTGCATAAAAATCATAATCTGGCTTAATGCCTTCAAAATCATCAGCAGATGGAGCAGATAGATAAGTTACAGGTCTTTGTTCCTTTGTTAGAGGATGGGTGAATTTATCATAACTCTTCACCTTTAGGAAATGGTAAGAATCTGCCTCCGTCCATGAGAAGTTATGTCTTTCCCACGCATGAATTAGACCTGCAATACCTTCTTTAATCGAAGGTTTCTTACCTTCCTTTGTTACAAAATTGCTCATGCTAGTTCCGCAAATTTCGCAGAAAGTTTGTGTTAGACTATCTTTAAGATGCACCATTTTATTCCTACATTCATAGTCAGGGCAACGGATTAATAGTCTGTCTTCTTTCAATCTAGAACGCTTAATGATAGACTTTAGAGGGACTTCACCATTCTTAACAAATCTAAACGTATCATAAAGATACTTGTTAATGTCTTTAAATGGTTTCTGTTGAACCCACATTTGAAGCACCTTCGTTTGAACTTCCTTTGCTAATTTAGTTTCAGCAACTCTCTTAGCCTCAAAGCCCGTCATTGTGAATTTAGGCTTGTCTAGATAAACGCCGTCTTCCCACGAAACCATACCCGCGTTACGGTTCTTAGTTACTCCGACACCCAACGCTGAAAAATACTTCTCGAATTCAAGAACAACAGGGTGTTCGTCAAGACCAAGAACATTTGGGAATCTCTCTCTTACTTTTTCTTCGATTGTTTTAATTGCAGATAGAGCAAGGTCAATGTCGTCAATCTGAACATAGATTGAATCTGTGTGACCATAAACTACTTTCACTCTTCTTCACCACACCAATCACAAGTAAGTGTTTCTTCACAAGATACGCACATATAGTCCACACCATCTGTAGTCCACATTGATTCGCCACAACAACGACAAATGCTATCGGGCAGGTTATCAACTAACCTTTCCAATCTTTTAAGTCGCTCCATCATAGCCAAAACAGCACTATTGGATGGGTTCACTTCCACCACCTCTTTCCTGTATAATGTGTAAATTTCATAGCAGGTGCTTCATGTAACTCTTGCATTTCTGTTACTGCACTACGCAAAGCCATAACTTCTTTCACAATAGCATAAAGTTCATCTCTTTCATCTTCAAGATGATTAATTCTTTGTGTTAGTTGTTCAATTTTATCTTCCAATAGATTTACTCTACTTTCGTTATCTAGTTTCATCAGATTCGCCTCCATGTTTGCTTTCCAATCTTTCTAGTGTAGGGACTCATTTTTAATCTCAAAGAAATAGAGTTCGTATGTGGTGTATATTTACCCATCATATCATATGCTCTTCCTTTGAAATCGTGTGTGAAAAACTCATCACCCACATCATATGTCTTAATCACTTCTTCAATTCGTTCTTTAATTGTTTTTATTCCGGGCATTTTAATTCATCTCCTTTGCTACGAATGCCGCTTCTCTAATTGCTTCTCTTGCTGATGCTGTAATTGAAGCGGCCAAATCCACATCAGCCCAACCAAATCCTTGAAAGGCAACAATGCCATAAAAAGAAGCCATTAATCGCTTAGTAGCCATTTGGTTGTTATACCATTTTCGATACTCGTTATCATCTCCGGCGTCACGCGCGGCTCGCATACGTCGCTTATATTCATTTCGCAAGTCTTTGAGAGTTAGGACTGAACGAGGCAGAAGTCCCAACCTATCGGTTTTATAGTAAAGGATATCTTCTTGCACGACCGGCGAGAAATCTCGGGGCGTTTTTATGTTGACCTTAAATTCAGTTGGTTCTTCAGATTTAGTTTCCCATGAAATATTTCTTGCAATCATCATAGAAGGATATAGACCGGCAAAGTCAAAAGCCGCCACATTAAGATGTAATCCATACGTTCCTTCTGATGTTGGTTCATAAATCATAGCACCATCGTATTGTTTCCTTTCTTCTGGCTTAACACCTGTAGGTGCTTTCCACGAAGCGTTACGCATAAAGTAAATTGAACCCATGTGGGATGCAAAGAAACACGCATCAAATGGTGCAATAAGAAGCCTTTGCAAAGATAGAATCGCTTCACTACAGAAATTTGTTTCATCAATCTTACGCAGAATTTCAACGTCAACAAGGGCATATTGAAGATAGTGGTATGTATCTTCTAGCCAAGCACGATTATAGAAATCATCACCTTCAAACTTAGATTCCCAAGATTTACCCTCGCCAAATAAAAGATTAGAAACGTAGTCCAATCTCAGGGAAGGCAACGTTCCTCGCTGAGAATCGTTCCATTGTCGCTCAAAGGCAACGTCTAAGTTTAGGGTTATGCGGCCCTTGATGGGCTGAGAAATAGGCGAGAACCCTTTCTCTCCCTTGACGTATTCATAGCCATCCTTACGGTTCTTGATGCCGTCCACGGTATAAATAGGACTGAGCATGTGAGGATTGAGGTCGTTAGCGCACATTCGCTTCAAGAGAACCGGCAAATCGAACTTAAGTCCAAACCATGCAATAAGCATATCGGGGTCTTGTTCAATCATTGTCTGTGTAAAACTCTCAAGCATTTCTTTCTCAGAGGAAAAGACATACATCTCATTTTTATACTGTTCAATCTTAGGAACTCCAAAATCTTCTTTTTCTTCTGGGAACCAAGTCCAAAGATAGAATGTTTCTGTAAAGTTATCATAAAGACTGATTGCAGTAATCACATCCTTATATTCTCCACTAGGCATCCATTCCATATCCCAATACCACTTTCGCATCTTATACTCAGGCATTTCCTCCATTTCATCAACGCAGTAACGAAAATGATATGGAACATCTGCTTCCCAAGTCTTTGAGAAACTTTCTTTTGCTTTATAAATGTCGTTAGACTTATCAACAAATACTTTCTTAAGTGGCGTTCCATCGAGACTAACCGCGTCAGTCTTTTGAAACTCAAAGTCACGCGATAGAGTCCTAGATATCTTATATTCTCTCGGTTCAGGGTGGGCATCTTCAACATAGAAATATGGGCTAAATTCGACTAACTCAGTCTTCTTTTCTCCGTTTTCTCTCCATGATTTATAGATGTGTCTTCCTGTTGCTGCTTTACAGATAATCATTTAAACACCTTGATGTGGAGCCTTAACGAGCCTTCGGTCATCAGCGATGATAACCAAAGGTGCATCGTCTAGCACATAAAAAGTCAGTAATTGGTCTTTCTTGAAAAACTTATGGAGAGGACCACTATACTCCAAAGTGGCGGGGTCGCCTGTTCTGAAGGAAGGCTCCACAGTTTGTGAAAACTTTGATTCTGTGGACATTTGAGAAGAGAATACGAGAGAGTCTTTCTTAAACTCAACCTTATAAATTCCCTCTTTAACTAGTTCACACGAAGTAATCACGTCACTAAATTGATTTGAAGTCAGCACAAAGGCTCCTTCAAAGTTGGCTCTTCCAAATGAAGGAAGTTTCTCAGGGTCTAAAGCATACGGAATTTCCGATAGCCTTTCGCCCATTCGAGTAATTGCATCCATTTGAGGCCATTCAATAATTCTAGGAAGCGATGCTTGTCGGCCTTCACTTTTGATAACCATATAGTCACCATATTCAAGCCTTACATCACCATCAAAACGCTTTAGGAAGGAGATGAAGCCTTCCGACTTTCCGATATACCCACCTGATGATTCAACCTCTGCATCAAGACTGATGTTCACGATAAACGTATTGTTACCAGACCAAAGGTTAATCTTTCCATCTTTTGCAGACATATAGAAAATATCTTCAAGACTACCAGACTTTAATCCACCTCTGGAATTATACTTACCCTTTACCTGAAGACTTTCTAAAGCGTCCTTTAGTTCATTAGCATTAACATTCAATTTCATATTATCCCTCAAATTTTGCCTTCACGAAGTTCTGGAATACCGTTCCAAATAATATTTGGTGGTGTCCCTTGTCTCGTAGTAAATTGCGTCCCAACAAGATTACCGTTGGTTCGACTTCCGACTAACTCAGCAATATAGTGAATTTCACCCTTTACCTTTTTGCGATAACAATGAATTTCTTGCTCAAGTTTTCCGCCCCAATCACGCCACTTTGGTTGAACACCAACGGGTGAGTTATCAACGTATTTTTCTGCTTCGTGTGTAATGAAGATTACATCACACGGAAGATGATAAATTGCCATCATCAAATGCTCGAAGGTCTTATTTCGCGCACCATATTGGAAAGGCATAATCTTTGTGACCACAGTAGGATTAGGATTAACCTTCAAAATACAGGCTTCAAACCAAGAGTCCACGCCATCAATAACAAAGATTGGATTTTCTCCTTCATCAATCTTCTCACGAACATATTTTATAAAGTCATGAGAGTTCTTTTCAGAAGCATTAATGTCGGTTACGTTCTCCTTGTTCTTTTCAATAGGACAATACACGGTAATTCTATCCGTTGCATCGTGATGTTCAATCCAAGTGGACTGAACACCCATGTCCCAATCTAAAACATAAATTGGACGGTCAGGAAAATCAAGAGCAATACCTGTTTTTCCTGTCTTTGGTTCTCCCCAAATACCCAAAACCATGCGGGACTTCTTATCCTGCATCTGTTTTGCTTTATGTGCTTCAAGTCTGTCCTTAAATGACCCTGTTGCTGCATCTGTGTTTTTCCTATCAGAAAGTCCCATGACTACCACCAATTTCAAATTCTTCGACATTTAAATTCTTGCCGTGGATATCTCCCCAAACGTTGAGGATATCTGCGACTTCTTTCTGTCCGTCTGCTTTATATCTGCATTCTTTTGAGCCAATATGGAACTTAATCCAATATTCGCCTGTTTTCTTTTCGTTTTCTCTAAACGTGATGAAGTCAACATTAAATAAGTCAACAACAAAATTGTTTGGATGTAAAAAATATCTATTTTCTTTAATCATTTTATTTTCCCCCAAAGGGAGGGCTTTGCACCCTATTGAGCGTCATTCAACCGCCACGCTTACACGGTAGTTTAAATCAGAACCAATCGTAGGCTTCTTCCACAACAGGAGAAGCCTCAACGACTGAACCCTTACGCTCAATTACATAAAGGCCAGAAGCATTGATGGTTGCAGGTTCGGTTTCGCCATCAACGGTTCGTTGCGAAGTATTACCGATAACAATAACGGATGAACCGATACCGAAATCAATTTCCATGTGTTCTGGAATCCAACAGGTAACTACGCCATTACCTTCGTAATCAAACTCAGCGTTGAGGTCAGTAATGTTTAGAATCCGGTTTCCGTTAGAAGTCGGAGTCATATTCATGTTACAGACCACGCCATCAGTCACGATAAAGCGTTGATTATATGGCCTTTGCAGATTTTCCATGTGCTTTCGGTCAAGGTCCACAAGAGAAACAACATTGTCCTTCAAAGAATCAACGAGGAAATCTTCGACGTTAAAGTTAGACATGTCG